AGAGGTTCAGCGTCAGGTAGGGGGCGCTCGGGCTGGTGCCGTCCTGCCGCGCCCACACGACCTTGCTGTCTGCGAGCCCCGCCGCCGACACGATCGCGTCCTGGAGGGCCTTCTGCAGAACCGTAAAGTTCAGGGCCATCTGGTCACGCCTTTCGGACGATCGATCGAAAGTAGGTGCCGGACAGGCTCCAGTCCCGCACCTCTTCGACCTGCCAAGACGCGCCTTCGATCGCGACCTGGTCGGGCTCTGTGTCCGGCCCGCAACGCAGCGCGACCTTCGTCCAGATGTAGCGGACGTCGCTGTCCCGGATCCCTTCGGGGAGCCGCTCGAGGTCTTTGCCTGGGATCGGTTGGACGGCGCCCACCACAGACAGCGTCGTCGTGCTCGGGGCCGCGCGCACGCCGTCGGTGTAGCTCGTGGCGGCGGCGGCGCGCGTGACCACGTAGGTGCCGGTGGCGAAGCGGTCGACGAGGCGCGAAAGATTCATGACGCGGCTCCCGGCGGCGGTTCGATGCTCTTCTGAGAGCCGCCGACCACGACGGCCCACGTGATCGAGCCGAGCATGCGCCCGGTGTCGATCAGGGTGCGCACGAGCTTCGCCTGGTCCACCGGACCGAGCCCCTTCCACTTGCCCCGCGCGACCTTGCGCTTGAGCGTGGCGGGGGCGTTCGGCGGCGGGACCTGGTCACCCTGCGTCACGTACTTTCGGATCGAGGACGCGCCGGACAGACCCAGAATACCGAGTGCCTGCTCGACGTCGAAACGCCCTTCGTAGATGCCGCGCGCGACCTTGCGCGAGACCTCGTCGAGGTGTGCACGGCCCTTGTCGATGCCGGCCCTGATGAAAGATCGCTCGGGGATCGTGCCGTCCTTCGAGCCGAATTCGTGGATCGCGCCCAGGCTCGCCATCGTGAAGCGGTCGTCCTCGGGCTTCTGCGCGTTCTCCAGGATGCCGACCTTCGCGAAAGCGCCATCACGCAGGTCATGCGACAGCCGCACAAGGGCATGCCAGCCTTTGTCGACGTTCGTCGTCGTGACACGCGGTTGGGTCGCCACCTCACACCACCATGATCCCGCGCATGAAACTGCGGCGACTCAGCGCCAGGAACTGCAGCCCCCACGCGGTCGTGGTGTAGGCCGCCGCGCTCGTGTCGACGGTCGTGGGGTTTGAGTAGCTGACCGACACGTCGCCGACCGACTCCGACGCGATCGCGCCAGCGCCTCCAGAAGAGCCGCCCGCCGCGGCACGCAGGTTGAGCGTGCCGAGGTGGGCGGCGAGGTAGATCTGAGCCAGCTCGTGGAGGGCAGTCGACTGCCACGCGCTTGCGTTCGACAACAGCACGAGCACGTCGTCGAGGATCGCAGTCTGCGACCCCGCCGCCACGGTCGACAGGTCGGGTGCACGCGCGATGACGCTCGCCCACGAGACGGCCACGGCTAACCCCTGACCTGAGCTTCGATGGTCGCGAGCTGCGTGTCGATGCTGGCGAGCACCTTGGGCCGCGCTTCCGCGGCCTTCCACGCCTCCAGCAGCTGCACGTCGAGGGTCTCGGTCACGAGCTTGACCGCGTCGAGCGGCTTCAGCTCGCCGAGGCTCTTCAGGGTGCCCATCGTCGTGGCGCCCAGCTCGATCGTGAGGTCACCGGCCTTGACCCACTCGATGAACGCGATCTCCTTGGAGAGCTTGTCGAACAGCGGGCGCTCGATGAGGTTGACCCCCGGCTTGATGATCCGCGCCTTGCGCCCGAGCCCGCCGGGCTCGGAGACGTGGAACAGGCGCGGGCGATTGTTGATGACCTTGACGGCTTCCATGATGTGGCTCGCTTCGGATCGGCAGGCACCGGGCGCGAACGCCTCGCCAACCCTTCAAAATGAGTGCGCCCGGCTCGGCCATGTTAGCCGAGTCGGGCGCCTCGTGCGCGGGAGTCGATCGCCCGCGCCCCTTGCGTCGTGCGGCTAGATGCCGTCGCCGTAGCTGATCGTGGTCGGGAGGTTGACCACGACGCCGCCGGAGCGGGCGTGACACAGGGTCTTGAGCACCATGCCGACGGGCTGGGGGGCGAACTGCTCGAAGACGATCGGGGCGATGTACTTCAGGGCCTCGGGGTCGCGGCGGTACGCGACCATGCGGTCGGTCGGGCCGGCGCCGGCGCCGGCGAGGACGTGCCACGAGTCCACGGCGCCGCGGCCGTTGGAGAAGAAGGGGCTCGACGTCAGGAAGTGCTGCAGGATCGTGGTGTCGCTCCCGTCACCGAGGCGGCGGGAGGCGACGAGCGCGTACTGCGCGAGCGGCAAGAGCAGCATGTCGGGCGACATGTCGTCGCGGCCCCGGTTGGCCGTGCAGATGCCGTTCACGAGGTCGTGCATGTCCGCGAGGATCTCGTCGGGCGTTTTCGTGGTCCAGGTGGCCGTGCCGGCGGCGCCGTTGGGCACGCTGAATGCGGTCGTGTTCGCCTGGTTCAGGAAGCCGAGCAGCCCGTTCGCCGAGTCGCCGGACTGGATCAGGGAGTCGTGCAGCTGCTCGATCGCGACGCGGGCCGCGCGGGCCTTGGTCGCGTCGAGGGGCACGCCGGCCATCTGCGCGCCGCGCAGCTCCTGGATGCTGTACTCGTAGCTCGAACCGAGGCCCTTGATCTTGCTCGTGAACTCGCGCGCGATCGCGTTGGAGGTCGGGAAGTCCTTCGCGTAGTCGCTGATCAACTTCGCGAAGCCGAGGAGCTCGTACTGGCGGTACGTGAACGTCTCCGCGCCGCTGGGCAGGGACGAGTCGACGGGAACGAAGCTCAAGCCCTTGAGCGGCGCGCGCTTCACTTCGTAGGCACCGGCCTGGATGAATTCCAGCTGGCGGGCGAGGGTCAGCGTTTCGTTCGCGTCGAGGTTCAGGCCGTCGATGCGTTCGGCGGCCTTGATGAACTTCTGGTGCGGGGTGCTCATGGGGTGCTCCGGCCGCGACTGCTCGCGGCGCTGTGTGTGGTCCCGAGGGGTCCCCGGTGAGAGCGCCTGACCTGTCGTCGGGCGCTCTCACCGAGGCCCCGCACGCGTGAACGCGCGGGGCCCGGTTTGTTACTACGTGTCGATCGTGCCGACGCCGTTCATGAAGTCGAATTCCACGACCGCGACCGCGCCGGCCGCGGCGCCGACGATGCACTCCGCGGTGCCGCCGAGCTTCATCGTTTCGTCCGCCACCGCGGTCTTACGCAGCGCGCCGATCACGGTGCCACCGGCACCCGAGGTGTGGCGGACCCGCAGGTCCCGGTCGCCGCGCACGAGGGCCTGCTCGGTGGTGATGTAGATGCGCCCGCGGCGCAGCAGGTTGATGTGGCCCTTGGGCAGGATGCCGGTCGGCGCGAGCTCGCCGGTGGCGTTCGTGCCGTCGGTGCTGCGGGAGTAGGCGTGGGAGTGCATGACCACGCCGCACGCGCCGAGCACGTCGGTGGCGCCCGCCGTCTGGATCACCGAGTCGGCGACGGTGCCGCGCGCGACGATGATGCCGAACGCCATCGGGTTCGCGGACTCCTGGTTGAAGGCGGTGTCGATCAAGGCCCCGTCCTCGGGCTGGTAGTGCTGGCCGGGGACGGCGACGCTCATGGTGAGGGCGGGGACGACGGTCTGGCTCATGGGGTGCTCCGTGCCCGTCACCGGGCTTTGTTTCGGGCGGTGTTAGGCGACGACCTTGGGCTTCCAGGCGTTGCGCACGCCCGCCTCGAACGCGAGGCGGGCCTTCTCGACGGGGTCGGCGCCGTCGTCGCGCTCGCCGGGGGCGGGCGGGGTGTTGAGCTTGCGGTTCGCGTCGGCGATGCCGCCGCCGTCGAGGCGCGACACGGCGCCGTCGAAGCGGGCGTCGAGGTAGATCGCGTTCTGCGCCTTCGCGCCGTCGAGCTTCGCGCCGTCGAGCTTCTCGACGATCGCGATCTTGAGCTCGGCGTCGGTGCCGTCCGACTTGAACTCGTGGCCGAGCACCTTGGCGGCGACGGTCTCGAGCGCGACGCGCGCCTTGACGGCGGCGGCGACCTTGGCGGGCGACTCCGCGGCGTCCGCGCGGGCGGTGGCCTTCTTGAGCTCGGCGTCGAGGCCGTCGGCGCGGGCGCTTTGCTTGGACGCGTCGGCGCGGGCGGTGGCGAGGTCGACGGCGAGCGCGTCGGTGCGCTTGGCGCTCTCCGCGAGCGTGCGCTCGATGACCTGCTTGGCGTTTTCGGTGACTTCGACGTCGAGGCCGTCGAGGCGCATCTTGATGAGGCTCATGTGCTGCTCCTGCGGCGCGGGGGCCGGCTTGTGGTCGGGCGGGTGGATCATGGCCGCGCCCGTGGCGTCCATGCGGATCTTGGCGGTCGGACCAGCACGCGCCGAGTCGACCAGGGCGACGTGGTTGCCGCGGATGTTTCGCTGGATCGCGTCGTATCGCTCACCGTTGATCGTGCCGGGGGTCTCGTCGAGGTCGCACGAGTAGCCGCACGACAGCGCGGTCTTGCCGGACTCCGCGGCCTTGGCGGCGGCGGCGTCCGTGATGATCAACGTGGCGCGCACGTGGTCGGTGTCGCGTCGGATCGACTCGCCGACGTTGCCTACCGCGAAAGCCTTCGTGTTCGTCGCGTTCAGGGCCTCGGGCGGGTGGTCGTTCGTCAGCGGCACGAGGGCGAACGACTCCAGGCTGTCGGCCTTGAACACCTCTTCGGCGGGGCGATACTCGCGACGGATGGTGCCGTCGTTGTTCAAGTATTCGAACACGCCCACACGCGTCAGGTGCCCATCGACACGCATCCAGCCGTTGTCCAAGCGGACCGGCTTTCGCAGCGTGCCGATGTCGTAGCGCTGGACCACGTGTGCTCCCAAAAAAACTACTTGAAGGCGACGACGATGAACTTCTTGCCGGTGGTGACGGTCACGACGACGTTGGTCGCGGTGTGCGTGCCCTCGGCCATCGTGTACGCGCCGGCCGTGGCGGGCGCCGTGTCGGTCGGGTACACGAGGACGAGTCCGGGCACGGTGACAAGGCCGTGCGCGACGTTCTGCGCAGAGCCGGTGCCGGTCTGCTCGGCGGACTTGAAGATCGCCATCTTGGCGGCGGTGACGGCGTTCGCGGCGAGCTTGGCCGTGGTGACGGCCAGGTCGGCCAGGTCGGCCGTGGCGACGACGCCTGCGGCGATTGCCACCACGCCGGTGTCCGTCACAGTGACGTCGCCCGAGAGCGTCATGGGCTTCGTGAGGTTGCCTTTGATGCGAGCGACGAACTGGGGGGCCATCGGATGCTCCGTTGGTGCCCATCCCTGGGCAACGTGTGTGCTGCGTTAGACTTGGGCTGCGAGCCCAGGGCCGTCGGTCGCGAACACCTTGCAAGCGATCGGCGCGCCGGTCGTGTTCCAAAGGGCCATGCGGCCGTTCTCGCGCCCCGCCCACGGCAAGCTGCGCGTGACGGTGGTCAGCGGGAACTGCGTCGCGTCGGAGTCCGCGCCGAACTTCAGCGTGAGGCCGGTGGCGGCGGGGACGACGACCACCGAGCACGGGAGCCGCGGCATCGCAAACGGGACCGCCGTTGAGGCGTTCGTCGTCGAGGTTCCAGCGGGGGTCGTGATGGTCCCGAGCAGTCGCATGGGCGGCACGCTACACACCCGACCCCAAGGGCACAATCAAACGGCCAACGCGTCAAAGACCCGCGAGCAGGTCGTCGAGCACGGGCTCGCCGGAGCACCGGCAGTTGATCGGTTGCCCGGGCAGCTCTTCGGCGCCGAGCCACGGCGCTTCGTCCGTCGCGTCCTCGGCCGTCCACGAGTAGACCCGGCCGGCCCGGTCTTCGTGCTCCGTCCGCACGCGGTTGTCCTGCACGGTGGTCCACGTGAACTTCGTGATCCCGAGCTTCTGCTGACGCACTTTGTTGACGTTGCCGTAGAGCTTGCCGACCTGGTCCCGGGCAATCAGGGTCGCGCGCCGCTTCGTGATCTCGACCTGCTCGGCGAGCTGCGCCGCGATGTCGCGCGGCAGAGCGCCGGACGTGACCCCGCGTAGCACCGTGCCCTCGATCGACGCGAGCTCGTCGGCGCCCATCCTCGTGACGAGCGCGACGTTTTCGACCACGAACACGTCGACCATCGCCGCGAGCGCAGGCTCGGCCGTGAACACGTCGACACCGACGGCCGCGCGCACCTGGCGGTTTGTCTGGACGCGGCTCCAGTCGGTCGTGCGGTCCGCGAAACGTCGGGCGAGGTCCGCGAGGGCGTCCGGTCGGATCGCGGCGCGCAGGCGATCACCGATCGTGCGGATGAAAGCCGCGATCTTCGATGCGATGCCTGCGTCGAGGCGCGCTGAGTCCAGGTGGTCGAGCTCGCGGCTGGCCTCGGCACTCCACGCAGGCAGCTGCGACACGACCTCGGACACCAGCGTGTCCGACAGCCGCGCGACGACCTCCCGCAACGCCTTGGCATACTCGCGCTCTACGCCCCGGGGTGGGAGTTGCTTCGGGACGCGCCGACGCGGCTTCGCCATGCCGAGCGCGCGGCGTAGCCGGATCTCGGCGACGACACGCTCGCGCGCGGCTGCTCGCGCGGCCTGCTTCACGGGCTCGGCTCGGGCACGGGCTCGACGACGGGCACGGGCTCGACGACGGGCACGGGCTCGGCTTCGACTTCGGCTTCGACTTCAGCCATCGCCTCGCGTGCGTCGAGGTCGAGGACCGTCTCGGCGGAATACTCGTCGCCCCCGAAGCGCGAGACGGCGACCTCCTCGGGCGTGACCACGCCTTGCCCAATGTAGATCGCGTCCGTCTCGGCCACGGTCTTGCGCTCCTGCGCCGTCTCGAGCGCCGTGGACTGCCACAAGGGCGGAAAGTGCACGTTCCACGTCTCAGGCTCGACACCGTCGGTCGGCCCGCTCTTGGAACGCATCACGATGCGCACGATCCTCTCGACGGCGGGCTTCACACTCAGCTCGCGACGCGACGCGATCGCGTCGTAGTAGCCGCGCACGTCCGAGGCGCCGGTGGCGTTCAGGCCCGCGGGCGCTTGCCCGAAAAGCAGTGTGACCGGCATTGACGCCGCGCTTGCCACTTGGTTCGCGAGGCGGTCGAGCACCTCGGGGAGCCCGGTCAACGGCGTGGACTTGCGTTCAAAGTCCTCGCCGTCGGAGTCGAGAAGCACCGCGCGCAAAACGCTGCGCCCCATCTCGATGCCGGCCATGCGGGCGCGGATCAACTCTTCGTCGTTCGACTGATAAATGTCGGCGAGGCCCTTGATCTTGAGCACCGCCTGGGAGAAGTCGCCCAGCAGCGCGGACGCCGACTGCATCCCGGAGCGGAAGTCACGAACGCTTTCGAGCACGCGCTCGACGACCGACATTCCCCAGCCGTTGCGTCGGACGCGCTCGCGCCGGGTGGTCTGGATGCCAGGGAGCACCACGAGGCGGGACTCGTGGACGTCTACCATCGACGGGTGTGCTTTCTGGCTCCCTCCGTAGACGTTGGTGGGCATCATCTGCGTGGTGATGCGGTACAGCTCCGGCTCGCCGTAGCGCGCGGCGCCGGGGTCACTGAAATAGGCGATCGGGTAGGCGTCCTGCGCGGAGAACACCGTCAAGAAGAGCACGCTCTTGACCGCGTCCAGGTTCAGCGGCGCCGCCAGGCTGGAGGCGCCGTCGTCCGCACCGATCAGGATCAGGGCGCCGCCCGTGCCGCGCTCGCACTTGAGAGCCTCGACGAGCTTCGCGGTGAGCCCAAGGTCTTCGAGTTTCGCGTCGATCAAGTCTCCGAGGATCTTGCCCGAGCCGTCGATCTCGAGCGGCTTCGGCTTGGGCTTCGGCGCCGGTGGGAGCATGCCGGGCAGCGCGTTAACGCGGGGGCCAGTCGTGCGCGGGTCGCCGTCCAAGTCGGGGTCGGCCACGTCCGCCGCCTCGACCTCCTGCACCCGCACGGACAGGCCCCCGCGGAGCATGTCGTCGACGGGCTGCTCGACGACTTTGGACATCAAGAAGTCCCCGAGCCAAGCCTCTTCGGCCTGCGCCGGCACCATCTGCGTGCGGACGATGCTCGCCCACTCCCTTTTGTCGCGTGAGCGATTGCCGAGGCCGGTCAGGACGTTCACGAAGCCGTCGACGCGGCGGGTCTTTTCGGGGATCTCGGTGCTCATGGGCCGGGCACCCTACCCGGACGCGCACCCGGACGCACCTATCGGGTGGCGATGGCCCTCAGTCGGGCCACGCCGTCGGCCTCCATCGCGTCGATCAGGGCCTGCGTGAGGGCGTCGACCTGGTCGTCGTGAGAGCCTTTGGGGAACGCCGAAAACTCCGCGATCCACTCGTCCAGCCAAGGGGCACCGTCGGGAAGGTACACGTTGCCGCTCTCGATCTGAGGTGCGCACGCGTTCGCGCGTGATTCTTTGCCGCCCTCCGGGTTGATCGCGATGATGCCGCCGATCTCCTCTTTCAGCGTCTCGATGATGGCCGAGCCGTTCGCCTTTTCCTCGACGAGGCGCCGGTACGCTTTCGGGTGCAGCTTCACGAGCGCGCGGAAGTGGCTGAGGGTGTCGCCGAATCCGCAGAAGGCCCGCACGCGATCGAGCACGTAGCGGTCGGCACCCTTGCACCCGATCACGACGAAGACGATGGGATCGTTCCCCTTGGACTGGACCCCTTTGAAGTTCGCGTCGAGCGAGACGATGAGGCGATCGAAGCGCTCGGGCTGCTCACGCGCGGGGCCGGTGTAGCAGCCGTCGGGGCGCGGGTGGAGCTCGGCCGACCGCGTGCCCGCGGGTTTCCAGAAGCGCCACCAGGCGCTCTTGAACGTGCCACCGCCTTCCGGCACGGGGCGCTGCTGGTGCTGCGCCGCGAAGTCGATGCTCCCTAGATCTACCTCGGCTTGGGCGACGACCGCCTCGGTGAAGAGCGCGGGAAAGAGCAGCTCGTTCTCGGTCGTGCGCGGGTCGGCAAAGAACCGCTCGCGCTCGCCGGCCACGGTGCGGAAAGTTCTGCACGGGCTCTTCGTTTCGTAGCGGCTCGGGAGGTTCAGGTGCTCGTAGCCGCCCTGGTCGATCACGCGCCCCGCGAGGTCCTGCGCGTGTAGCCGTTGCATGATGATGACGCGCCGCTGACGGCGCATGTCGTTGAAGCGCGAGGACATCGCGACGTCCCACCAGCGCCCGACCGCTTCACGGTCGATCGCGCTCCCGGCGTTTTTCACGTTGCTCGGATCGTCGACCACGACGAGGTCACCGCGCAGGCCGGTGCTCTGCCCGCCGACCGAGAGCGCGACGCGGAAACCCGAGGCTGTGTTCGCGAACCAGTCTTTGGCGTTCGAATCGCTCTTGAGCGTCCAGCCGTCCGCGAAACGCTCGCGGTACCACTGACTCTCCACGAGGTCGCGGCACCGCACGGAGTCGCGCACGGCGAGGTCGAGCGAGTAGGAACCGAAGAGGGATCTTTCGCTCGGCTTCGTGGCCCACGCCCACGCGGGCCACAGGACCGACACGAGCAGGCTCTTCGCGTGCCCGGGCGGGATCGTGATCAGGAGCCGGTCGATCTCGTCTCGGCTCACGGCCTCCAGGTGGGCGCTGATCGCGTCGATGTGCCAGCTGTTCATGAGCGGCATCGTCGGCTCGACGAGGTGCCAGGCCTGTCGCACGAACGCGGCCAGGGACCGGCGCGCGAGCTCCGCGTCGGCCGCGCGTTTCACGGTGCGAAGCTGCGCAGGGGTGTAGCGGCCGATCACTCCGCACCTTTTGGCAGCAGTCGGCCCAGCACCTCGG